AGATCTTTGATAAGATCATGGAAGCAATGCAACCTGAGTTTGAGGATGAGACTCCAATCAATCCCTTTGACTTCTGGCAGGGTGCTAACTTCAGACTGAAGTTGAAGAAGGTTGCAGGTTACTGGAACTATGATTCTTCAGAGTTCGCTGCAGTTGCACCTCTCCTTGATGATGACGATGCACTGGAAGCCGTATGGCAGAAGCAATATTCTCTGACTGCACTGACTGCTGCTGACCAGTTCAAGTCCTATGAAGATCTAGAGAAGCGTCTGAAGATGGTGCTCGGTGCTAAACCACCTGCCCGTCGCTATGATGAAGAAACCTCTAATGAGGACAATGATCGTGGTTCTTACACACCTGACTTCCAGGCACGTCGCCCTGAACCAACTGCGGACTTCAATGCACCAGACATCACTCCTACTAAGTCTGCTGACTCAGATGAGGATGATGCATTGTCTTACTTCCAAAAACTTGCTGAAGAGTGATATTAGAATAGTCTGATATTATCAGCAGTCTTCAAGGTTTCAGTCTTATATTGACTGGAACCTTTTTTATATGTCATGAGATCTTGAAAATCATCAATGATAACATTTAAGTATATGTCTTTCAGTAGAAAAATATTTCTTTTACTATCGTTCAATTGTTCCTCATACTGATAATTTGTAACCTCTACAACAGGATTTTGTGTGACCATTCCAGAGTCTTCAAAATATGTGATTGAATAATTAGAGTCCACTCTTAAACCTTTTTGAACAATAATAACATTATCATTATTTTTAAGCTCTGTTGTTTCATGATGATGAGTATTATTTAAGTTGTCATATGTTCCATACTTTTCAATTAGATACTTATCAAATTCAAATTGTGGCATGGGCCATTCACTTTGAATATTTAAAATATTATTACTAGTTAAAACGATCCAGTCTAGATCAGATCTACCATACTCTTTAAACGCAACATTATCTGGTCTATCATCACCCCTAATCTTATATTTGGTAAAGAAAGATAAGTCTTGATAGACATCTTGTTTTAAAGTAATTCTTTTAAAGAAATTTTTTACATTAATGTAATCGGATATATTAGCATCGGGAAGTCTACTAACATATTCAAAATCTGGAACTATACTGAAGTACTTTGACATTTTAGAAACCTACTGCTGCTACATCTTCATCACCATAATCATCATTATATACTGGTTCAAGTTCTTTGAATTGCAAAGACATTACATATGAAGACATTGCACCATCATCATATGGTGCATAGTTTCCTTCAGGTGTATATTGAACATTGCATGACAGAAGAGCACACTCCTTAAACTTATTCATAAATGGACTTTCACTATCACGCCCTAATTGAACATATTTAATTTTAAATGTATTTGGAGTTCTTAAAAACAGTCTTGAGTTTTCTCTGATAGGTGCCATTCCTTGTTTGAAAAATCTAATTATCTTTACAATCTCTTTTGCTTCTGATCTACTTCTTGGCGACAATTTAAATTGAAAAGAGAATGGTCTTAATGATGGTCCTTGAAATAATAATTCAAGGTTTGGATTAAGAATCATTCCTTCAGTTCTACTTAGAAGAGAATTAATATCAGATCCAACAGCAGCAGCTGCTGTTGCGCTTCCGATGGCATCAGAAATGACCTTATTATTATCAACTATTGTGTTTTTTAACTTTCCAAGGACACCACCCAGTCCAGCATCAGTGGTGTTTTCGCTATTGCCGACAGCATTTAATGCAATAGCAGCACCTGCGATCTGCAGAGGGTTCATATTATTATCACCCCAGTTACATGCATTAGCATCAGAAATTCCGCCTGGAATTGGTAACATAACTGAACCAAGTGTTCTTTGGGATGCAGCAGTCTCTCTATTATCTGCGGCCGCAAATCCATCAAGTTTTTTTGGTTCATACTTTAGCATATCAAATTTAATCATATCTTGACCAGGGTCTCTTGTCTCAGGGTACTTCAGATTACCAAAGTTTGCCCGTGTTCCCTTCTGAGGATCAGTATCTAAATCTACGGGTTCGATCTCTCTTGTAGAACCATCCTCTTCACCACTAGCTGGGTTTTCACCATCACCAGTTTCTTCATCCGCCAATGGCGTGGTTGGTGTTTTAGTTGTATCACCTGTCTTTGTTCCGTCCTTAGGATCAATCACTCCAGGCATTTCTACATCTTTTTTCAAAGATGTTTTTGTATTAAATGCTGAGTGCTTATTGATTATTGCCGCTCTATTATTATTATTTTGTTTCTGCATTACGTTCGCAAATTCTCTCTGAGCATCTGCTACACTAATATTTTTATTATTGGCTCTATTGTATTCAGTTATAAAAGCAGGTTGAACCTTCCATTTACCTTTATCGGATCGTTCGGATCTTGCTATAAGAGTTCTTCTGCCAAATGCTCCTTTTTTATACAATAATGAAGCACCAGTATCAGTATTAACTTCTAATACCGTTGGCATTCCTCCAGAGGTATATTCAGATCTTTGAATATTGTCCGACATTTAAGTAGTTTTTATTTATTTAGCACTATTTTCTCATAATCTAATGACAATAAATCATCAAGTTCATCTCTCTGGACAATATAAACTTGAGTACCCAATTCTTCCCAGGTATATTGTCTATAATCTCTGAGGTGAAAATTAATTCCACGAAATCCCCATTGAAATAATTCAGTCACTGCAACCAATGGGTGTTGATCGTATTTTATATTAGGTGTCTTTGCAAAGTATTTGAAGGTGCAGATGTTTCCTTCTTCAGGTATAGGTGTTACAGTATCATTCAGTGCATACATTATAAGTTCCATTCTCTCCCCAAGATCTTTCTCAGATTTAAAGTCTTGAATACTAGGTTCGATACGGTTCATTTGATTCCGAGTTCGTCTTCTGTAACCACTTTAAATTTAATTCGTCTGTCCTCACAGAACTCAACAGCAGCCTTCCACTTTGCTTTATTCACTTCCCAAGTCTTACACTCATACAGATATGATTTAGTAACTTTCTTTCTTTGTTTTGGTGGTTGAGTTTGTTTCTTTGGTTTCACCTCTACCACATAAGTTTTGATCTGACCTGTGCTTTCTTTTACTTTAATAATGAAGTCAGGAAAATACTTATGCACTCTTCTATCAAGAGGAGAGACGTATGGAATGAAGAACTCCTCACTACCCCACTCAAGAATGTTTTCATTCAAGTCACAATAGCGACAAAACTTGCGCTCCCAACTACTTCGGCATATGATGTTATTAGGATTGCCTTTATACTTCTTT